TTCTATTTTTGCAGTAGTATCTGGTTGTATAATAGAAACAAACTTCTCATTCATCTTACTTTCTTCAAACTCTGTCTCGATATGAGCCATAAGTCTTTTTGCTTGTCCACGGAAACGATCATGATTCTTGTAAACCTCTCTCATTTGCGTTCTGGCAGAGTTTTCAACAGGGAATGCCCACAGAGTATCCTTCTCGATTACACCTCCCCAGACAGCTTCCTGTTGCACGGGTTGAAGGGTATATTCTACTCTTGCAAAGTGAGGTTTAATTTTTCCTTCTTTGTTGGGACAATACATGAAATCTGTTGGGCCTGACCATTCAGTAGTGATAACTGGAAGTGCCCAATAAGCTGCTTCGAATACTGGTAATCCAAATCCTTCTCCATGAGAAAGTGAGACAAGTGCTTTGACTTTTGGGTGAGTATATAATCCAGCCATTTCTTGTTCGTTCATATCTCCATGAAGAAGATATACTTTACATTTTCTTCCTTTGTGATCATTTAAAATTCCATTTAAGTTTTTTGCTATTGCTTCTCGATCCATTTGCGAAGCACCACCTAAATGAGTTTTGCAAATAAGTCCTACATTTGCATCATTCTTGAATTCTTCAACAAACCACTTGATTGTATTGACAAGATTTTTTCTTGGCCCTCCTTGTGCTACGACAAGGAAATTGAAATCCGTTGTAAGATGCAAATCAATCTCAGCAGGGTTGGATTTTCGGACAGGGTAGTTGACCACTTCGATTGGAGTAGTTGTTTTAAAATTTGGAATCTGTTGACCAGTTGTTTGGTCTTGTGCTGTATAAACGCCATTTTCAAATCCTTTTTTTGCAAAGTTAGATACAACAATAATCTTATCCATTTGGTTGGAAGGTTGAATCCAATGTGGAGAAATTTTGTTTGTTTCGATTCCGGCAGTATAGCCAATGTTTATTGGAGCAATTTTCTTCCATTCGTTTGGAATAGAAATTTGCAAAGTCATATCATATTGTGGTTGCCCGTTACAAGCTTGTGAATATTGAATATTCTTCATGATCATCGAATCGATCCACATACGTTCTTCTGAATCTTCATGAACCCATCCACAATTGCCCCAAGGGGTAGCAATAATGTATACATCAAATAGATCTTCTCTTGAACGTAATGCTCTTATAGCAAAGCGTGCTTGTTCTCCGTATCCACTTGCTGTAAGAATAGGTGCAGAGACTAATATTTTCTTTTTCATTCTATTTCCTTTATTTCCCAAGCTTTATAACTCGTATTGGGCCAAGATCCACATTTATTATGAGTATCGGTGAAGATTTTATCCCAACGAGCAATGAAATCTTCAAAATTGAAGTTTTCGATAACGTGTTGTCTGCCTTGTTGCCCGATAAGTCTTCTTTGTTGTTTTGGAATACTTGTGAAGGTTTCTAATGCACCAACAAACTGTTCTTGACTGATTCTATCCTCATAGATAAAAGGCACTTCCTGTGACCCTATAACGGCCATAGAAGCAGGGATAATCTCAATACCATACAAGGACTCACCATTGCGGACTTGCTCTTGTAAGCCCCCTGTTTTGGTCACAATAATGGGTGTTTCACAAGCAAGTGATTCAAGTGTAGCTAATCCAAAGCCTTCGGCATCAGAAATGTTGATTGTAGCATCAGCAGCATTATAAAAGAATGCAAGATTTTGTGGGGGAATCTTTTGTTGTGACAAAAGCACTTCTCTATTGGTTAGACCAGTGTTTTCCATGATTGCAATTAAATCTTGTCCATTCATATCTTTTGGATCTGTATGCATGACCAAAGTTGCTTTGTCTTTTCCTACTTTTTTGAGGAATTCGGCAAACCACCATAAAATAGAACCCGATTGTTTTCTTCTTGCGTTTCTATTGTTCCAGAAAAACACAAATCTATCGTCTTCAATTTTAAGTTGTTCTTTTTTGAACTTTGTAATCTCTTCTTCGGGTAAACGTTTGAAAATACTTGTATCCACGGCATGAGGAACATAGGTTCTTGCAACTTCGGGAGTAACTGTTGCTACAATATCATCCGTAAGTTTAGAAATGGTTGCGATATGGTCGTTAGAAAGATAGAATTTTCTATTGAACGTTGGATAAGGATAATTATCCCAAACATGGTAGTAAACCATTGGAACATTTGGACGTATTTCATTCTCAATCTGCCATAGCCAACCAAAGAATCGAGGATCGGTCATAAACCAAAGAATATCTGGTTTTTCTGAACGTAGAATAGAACGAATCATCTCTGGGGTTCCATATCCGTCAACAGGATAGACTACCCAATCATCACCCCATTCATTTGTTTTGACGGGTCTATAATCTTGATGTTTCAAAGCACCACCAAAAGAGATAAACTGGTATTTTCCAGTTGCTAACATCCCTTCGATAATGTATTTAGTTTGTGTTCCGACTCCACTTGGACTAAATGGATGATCCGAAAGCGTAAGTATTTTAATTTTCTTCATTTATATCTCATTTGCAATGTTCTGTTTTATAAAACTCGCATCCCTTACAAGAAAGACGATTTTTAATGTGCTTTTCACTTATAATACATCCAATCGCTCTTGTCAAGAGATTATTTGCATTTTCCATTTTTTTCTTTCCACTTGAAACTTTAAAAAACTCAACACGGTTCTTTTTTGCAGTTCTTTTCATGAGACAAAAATGAGTCTCAATTTGTTCCAATGGAATATTGTGTTTTTTTGCGAAGAAATGCTTATAGTAGGTAAGCTGATAGGTGGTCATGGGATGGTTTTTCTTTTGCATATCCCAACCCCAGCTACAAGTTTTAAAATCTATGATGTGATATTTTCCATCTGGTGTTTTTAATACTACATCGATGAATCCTTTGAAGTTATAATCATCGTTGATTGCTTCAAAAAGGTCTTCTTCGGAGGATACTACTTCGTATCCTCCCAAATACTGTTCAATTGCCGTAAACAAGTCTTTAAAGATTTCTTTACCCTGCCCCACCATATCCGAAACAATACTTTCGTTAAGTTTAGCTTTGCTTTTAGCTTCCTCAATCGCTTTGGTAAAGGATGTTTCGAAGTAACTTCCACATTCATCCTCCTTTATTTCTTTAAGTAGTGATTTCTCACAAGTTTCGTGTATACAAGTTCCAAAAATTGTATATTCGTTAGAAGTAAACACCTTAATTTTATCTTGATAGATTAATTTGCGTTTGTAGGGACAATCATTCCAAGTTTTTAGTTCCGAAAAGGAGATGTGAGCCAAGTAGCACCTGTTTCATATAGTATATCATGCTTTTGGGAGAAAAGCTAATAATTCTTGAAAAAAGATGTTTTTTGTATTTTAGTCAATAAATCGAAAAGTCTGGGGCTTATCGTTTTTACAGAAGAAAAATCATTTAGGAAATAATGTTCAAATCCATTTGCATAATATTCACGATAGCAAGTCGCACCATAAGGAGAAACAAAGATATTTGCAGTAATTGTGTTCATAGCTGGATAACCAACTTCGTTATACAGAAATTCATCAAATTTTTCATCATATTCTAAATTGTCAAAATCTTGTTTTGAAACATTATAGCCATTTGCATGAAGAATCTTTTTAAGTTGATTTCTTTTTACTAAAAACTCATTTGCTATTTGATCTTCTGTCCCAACAAACTGTGCTATTGTTTCTTCCATAGAATGAGCTATCTCATGAACAATATTTATAACTAATTCCTCTGTATTCAAAATTGAACTTGATATATATATGGCATTATCAGCATACATCGCATTCAAGCTTCTATCTATAAGTTCTGGAAATTGACCAATGTAAATTCCCTCTACATTTCGGAAAAAATGCTTTGGTATGATTTTTACTATTTTTTCCAATGCTACATCAAGATCCACATCTTCTGAGAATGGATCTTTTTCCCAGACATAGATTTTATTGAACAGTTTTCTTTCTTTTGGTTTGAATTTAGTTTTTTGTTTCATCGATTCCATAATTGATATCATCGAGGACTATAAGATTTTTGAAGCAATTGTTGCAATTTTAGATCTTTCACCGGTCATCAATGTAATATGACCAGCTAAATCATATGGCTTGAATTTCTCTGCTACATATGTAAGACCATTCGTGATTTCGTCAACATAAACATTATCTATTTGTTCAATATCTCCGGTTAGAACAACTTTTGAGTTTTCTCCAACACGGGTAATAATTGTTTTGATTTCATGCATAGATAAGTTCTGTGCTTCATCAATTATGATATAAGCATTAGAGATTGAACGACCTCTGATATAAGTGATTGCTTCTACTTCAATAACTCCCTTTTGCATATACATTTCAAGAGTTATTTTGTCATTTCCTAAAAGAAACTGTAAGTTGTCTTGGATAGGACGTAGCCAAGGAGACATTTTCTCTTCTAATGTTCCCGGTAGAAAGCCAATATCTTTACCCATTGGTTGAACAGGTCTTGAAACAATTAATCTTGAATATTTAGCATCAAGACCTATGGTTTGTTCAAGACCAGCAGCTATTGCCATCATTGTTTTTCCACATCCGGCTTTACCGACAATTGAAACAAGTGGAATATCAGAATTCATTAGAAGATCTAAAGCAAAACTTTGTTCTTTGTTTCTGGGTTTTATTCCAGTAACCCCTTTTTTGCTGAAAGTGGCTAAACGGGATAATGGTAGATTTGGGCTAATATATTTAGCTAATGCAGTTTTCTTGTTGTTGAGAGAAGAGGTAAGCATTAAATACTGATTTGGATATAAAGCAAATTTCTGCTCTGGTAAGGTAAGAGCTTCATTATCGTAGAATCTATCAACGAATTCGTCGTCTACAATAACATCTACAAACCCATTATATAAATTTGAAGAATTTTCAACTACTTTTTCTGGATTTAGATCTTCGCTGCCCATTCCTATTGAGTCGCAAACAACTCGCATATTGATATCGTTTGAAACAACAATAACATTTTTGCCATTTTGTTTTTCGTTGAATGCAGTAGCAATGATAATATGATCAGCAATCGATAGATCCAATTCTTTTGGAAATTCTTTTGAATAGTCATAACCTCTAACGGTTAAAATACCTTTTCCTTTTCCTATTCTGACTCCCTCGTACAAAGAACCTTTTGCACGGAAAGAATCAAGACAACGAATTACGGTTCTTGCATTTGAACCTACTAAATCCTGTCTTTTTTTATGCTTATCTAATTCTTCTAATACTTTTAGAGGAATTAAGATATCGTTATTGCTAAATCCAGAGTTTATACAGTCACTATCGGTAAGTAAAGCACTAGTATCAAGCACATAAGTTTTTTTTGACATTGAGAATCCGTTTGTTATAATAAATAGGTTTAAATAAAAAAACCTCCCTTTCGGGAGGGTAGTTTATCGATGAATCCAAACAATTATATCTTGTTCTTGTCCTGATTCGTTTTCGTATTTTCCTACGTTTTTTGTTTTGGTACGGACAGCAGTATAATTTGGAAAAGCGGAGTTTAAATAAGCAAGTTTTTCGACAATGCAACTATTGTTGATTTCAGAAATTTCTTCTGACATATAAACAATATTATAATATCCTAATTTACTTAAAAAACATTTAGTTCCTTTTGTGACTTCCATATCAACTCCGTTTTGCTTTGTATTGTTTGATTGCCTCATAAGAGGCTATATTTGCTGCTTGACTTGTATTAAGCGAAAAGCCTACTCCGTCCATAGGGATATAAATCTTTTCAGAATTTTCAAGAATCTCTACTGGAACACCAGTAGTTTCATGACCCGTTACAATACAGATAGGCTGTGAAAAATCATATTTGTAATCTTCGATGCTTGAAGATTCATCACATAGTTCAAGAGAAACAAGTTTGATTCCTTTTTCTTTCATGACTGACAAAAAATCATGAGGATTTTGATATTGTCGCATCTCAACATAAGTGTTCAAACTTCCAGAAAAACGACGCATTTCTTTATATTCTGGTATAGAACCGATAACATGAACTTCGGATAATCCAAAGCAGCCAGCGGTTCTAACTACATATGCGAGATTTTCATCACACATAAAATTTACAGTTGCAATAGAAATAGGATATTTCTGTGCAGTATCTATTTTGTTGTCATAACGTTGACGACGAGTTTCTAATCTCAAATTCCCTCTATATATTTAAAAATGTTGGACTGACTTTCACCAGACAGCACATTATGTGGCAACACTTTCAATATATCAACTATGGGAGAGTTGCGCCATGACTCACTGCTGGTGCAGTAACAGGGACTACAACAGTTGGGACAGTTGCAGGAAGGCATTGATCAACACCATCGTCGGGAGTTGCGTCTACACACTCTTCGGTAGAAGGTGCAGGGGTAACAACTAACACTTCGGGTTGAGTTTCAGTAGCAACAGGTGCTACTGCCGGGGTTTCGCTACAAGCGACTAACATACTAAAAATTAATGAAAACATATTTTTCTCCTTTTATGAAAATTAAGCTACACTATCAGAATCAGTTGGGCCAGTACAGCCGAACATAAACATTAAAACTAATGAAAACATATTTTTCTCCTTGTGTCTTTTGACAAATACTAAATAGTTGGTTTTTCGTTATTACGAACTTTTGCGACTAAATCAGATGAAGATTGAATCTTTCCTCCACCAATTCCCCAAATCATTGTGATATCGTTATCTACACAGATTTGTTTTTCTGGTGTATTGATGTCAGTTCTATCTCCACCATTTGCAAAGAAATGTGGCTTTATTCTCAAAAGTGCTTCACAAACAGTTCCGTCAGAATCATCAACATAAACCACTTTCGTAACTCCTTTAATTGCAGAAATAATTTCTGCTCTTTCTTCCCAAGCCATAAAAACAAATCCTTTCTTACGCATCAACCATTCGTCAGAGTTCAGAATTACGATTACATCACCATATTCTGCTGCTTGCTGAATCATACGAACATGACCAACGTGAATTGGATCACACCCACCAGAAATAGCTACTTTATAATTTACTGCCACTATTCACCTCAACAGCAGTATTATATCCACTTCTGATTAGCTTGTCAAGTTTATTCTTCTTTTAAAAGTGTATAAGAAAAAATATCTCCATGACCAGCAGAAACTTGTTTGCGACAAAGAATTAAAAATTGTTCAAAATCTGAATCTTTGGAAAACACTTGACAACCAGCCGACCATTTATCTACATTAGTTGAATTTGTTCCTGCTCTGTGTATATTGATGCCATACAATCCTGTGCTCTCTCCTTGGTCTGTATCGCATTGATCATCATGATCCTTATCACGGTATACAGTGACAGGTTTAACTTGAACCAAAGCGGGTTTTACACCCTTATGTAGCCCAAGTTTCCAACACCCTCTCCATTGTCCTTCTTTTAAGATTGCAGTTCCTTTACTCAATGATTCAGTAAGCCAATAAGTACCGGGATCAGTTGTAGCTGCCCAAGACCATTCTTGCCATTCGTTAGAATCGTTTTTGCAAATAACATAAATACGATCATCAAACTTATTTGGTGTTCCATTTTTTTTGCGAACACCAATAAGATTTAAGTCCCATTTATTTTCAAAAACTTTATATCCTTTGGATTCTAATTTTAATAGCAATGCTGGTTTTGTCATTTATTTTATTTTTCCTTTTTTATATATTTTCCAAGTTATGCCAAGATTTAAGATAATTGATATTATCAATGCAGATATCAAAATTATTCCCGAGCTTAAAGTTTGTAGAGTATCACTTAATATTTCCACAATAGTAAATAGGATATGAAATAATAAAAATGCCCACAATTTCTTGTGGGCATTTAGAGGGGTGGATGCGAGGGGAGTCGAACCCCTGTCCAAAACGATATTTAAGTCAAGTCATTCACAAGTTTAGCAAGTTTATTATCAAAAACTTACAAAAGTAGATCGAGATACCACCTACGCTTACGATCCTGTTGCGTTCCACCAGATACAATCTGGATAACCATTGCCCTTTTTATTTCGCAGGTTTGACCTGTTATTCTAAATTTGGTTTTAAGGTTTTAGAAAACCCCATTCGATTTATGCTGCTAAAGCGTAAGATTCGAAATGTGCTGTATTATTGGCACTTACTTTCTTGATTACTTTAAAGTCAGGAATCATTGACTACTTGCACTATCATCTTTTTTCGCTTTGTCGAAACCAGAACGCACCCATATTGAATTTTTTAAATAATTTCGTTTTGGTAATTCCAAAACACCATAATGTATCAAAGATTGTGAATACTTTTTCAGTATTATTCTGAAATAAGCATCGTTTGCTAAACCAAGAAGAGTTTGTGCTTCTTGCATACTTGTTGTTGCTGATACTGCAAACAATAAAAGAGCTTCGTGGGCAATCCTTGGAAAGTTTCTCCAAAGATTGAATCCATATAATTTACCATTTAGATGTTTAGAACATAATTCTAATTTAAGAGCAATGATTTCTTCTAATGTTAATTTATTCAACATAAATTCAAATTCATCAGAAGATTTATTATTTGTTCTTAAATGTTTAGAAAAAGAATATTCTGCAAACTTTCTTTTCACTTATCCTCTTTAGATAGGTTCGTCTTCTGATTGTTTATCGGCTTTCTCTTTCTCATATTGGGGGCTTGTTGGTTCACTCTTTGGCATATCAAGCATTTCTTCTTCAAACTTATCAAAGTATAATTTAAGATTGGTTATTAGATAATCATAAAATAATTCTTTGTCTTGTTCATCATCGAGAATAACATAAGCATCCATGATAGAGTTGTCAACCTTTCTAAAGGTCTGGAGTGCCATATTTCTTCCAGTAGAATCAAGTCCATGTTTTTCTAACCCAGCACCTAATCTTGCTTCTGGAGTTTTAGCATCTTCTTCCTCTTTTGCTTTCTTTCCCTTGGTATCAAATACATCAATAAACTTTGATTGGTCTGGAGTATCAAGATCAATTTTGATTTTCTTTTTTTCTTGTAAAGTTTCTTTACGATATAAATCAGGTTTTAAGGAATTCTGAATAGCATTTAGAATATGTGCTCTAAAAGATTTTCTTTGAATTTCAGAAGTAGTCATGATCTTGTAATCGGTTTGGATAACAGGAATAATCTTCTTCAATAGATCTTCTAAAACATTAATACCAGTGTTATCATGGATTGGTTGTTCATCACCAACTTCTAAAATTAGTTTTCTTAAAATATATCTTAACTGTTGTTCTTCTAATTTATTTTTATTAAATTCTTTTAATTTATTAGAATTATTTAATCTAATAGAATTTCTAATAATTTCTCTTAATTGTTTTTCTTCTACATTCATTTTATTAGGATTTCCTTTCTTTCTAAACTTCTTTCTTCTTTCAGCATTACTATTATAACCCTCTACCGCTCCGTTGGCAATAGCAGACATCTCATTTATTAAAATAAATATTTCGTTTAAAGTCATTTCGGTTGGTTCTCCTGATAGAATACTGATAATGCTATTATATGTAGCTTCGGATACATAATCAGGCATAAATTTTCTTAATTCACTAAATTGCCCAGACTTGATTACTTCTCTCATTTGAGAAGCAGAAATTGGAATTCCAGTATCCCCAGCAATTGCTTGCACTTCGACAGCATTAGCAGTAGGATGAGTTGGATTTTTTTGTGCAGACTTGTCCAATTTGTTTTGGGGAAATCTACCGGCATCTTTACTTGATGTTGCAATAAATATTTTTGTATTTGGAGCAAAATTTTCTTCTTCAATTATTTTATAAGCTGCTCCCAAAGGAGTCGCAAGTGGGGAAGCAATTGCTTTTGCTCTTGCTGCTAATCCGGCATCTTTTATATACAGATTGAATATCTCCACAGCTTGTTCGGCAGAGATATCGCTTCTTACCTTTTTAACCGGGGCAGAAACGATTACAAGGACATTTTCATAGCTATGTGCTAACTGCTCCACAACTGCCATGTGGCCTTTGTGTGGTGGCTTAAATGACCCCGGAAACAGGGCTATGGTAAACTCATTTAGTTCTTCGTTTAGACGATTAAGACTTTCTCTTTGTACCGACCTATTAGCTGCTGTGAAACCCGCTCTGTCCACAAGTTTAATATCGCCAGAAGGGTTTGCAACCACATATCCTTCTCCACCTTCAACTTGACCAATAGAAGACTTTACAGGAGCTTCTTGTGAATCAAGTTGCTTAATAATATCATTTTTGACTTGCATTATAATTGTCACTACTTCCCATAGTTTTTTAAAACCATCAGAATGTTGGGAAACATATTTAGAAATATTTTGTTTTGCTGTATCACTAATACTTGTTTGTCTTCCAGACCAACTCAAAAAATCGGAACCTAAATCAGTTAGTCCTGTATCAACCTTGGAATTCATATAAGTATATAATAAGTTTGAAAAACTTGCCAATTTGAGAGAACGCAATTTTTGTTCGTCAAGCATATCATCAATTGAAGAAGCATAAGAACTTACTTTGCTTTTCATTGCTTGTATATTATTTGTATTTATTTTTACAGGTTGTTGTGCAACAACTGGTGGTACAACAAACAAATCTTGTCCTTGAAAAATATTAAAGTTTTTAACTGGAACTTTATTGTCGTCAAAGTCTACTTCACGATGTACTACAATACCAACTTTACTTTTTCCTATTCTTTGTCCAAGTTCACTTTTTGGTTCAATATCATAAGCAACAATATTTGGTTTAAAATGAAATTTACCACCAACAATAGGGGGTGTGCTCAAATAAAGTAAATCACCAGAAAAGAAACCTTTATAATCTTGTGGGACTGCTTGTTCTACCACCGAAAAAGCTTGTGATAAATTACCAACAAATTGTGTATAATCTGGTGTTACTTCTTTACCTTTGCTGGTTCTACGAATATCAATAAATATGTTTTTTAGTTCTTCTGGTGTTTTTGCTTTTCCATCATAACCCTTGGCAGTCCATCCACTTTTATCAGTAAAAATGAATTGTCCAGAAGCATCACGACCAAATATAACAGCAGGAGAACCATCCCATTTGACAGTGGTTGCAGATTGACCTTCGGGAGTAGCAACGCTTGCCAATAGGTCAAGAGCACGGATAGCACCAGCACTACCCTCCCAGAAGATTAAGTCTTCTGCGTGTTGGATTCTTGGCCCCTCTTGACCTTCTGTTATTTGATTGGAACGTTCTGGAAGAGTAAGACCAAACTTGGGTAATGTATCTCTTGCCATAGCTACCAACTTTTCATAATCAGGATTGTCTTTGATTGCATTTAAAATCTTAATAAAAGAAGTAAGCTCATCAGGAGAATGTTCATCCCCTAAAAGAATTTTAGTTATTTGAACTGGATCTAATATTTTCTCTTTTGTTGTTCTATTGGTCAAACCCATAAATCCTGACCAAGCATATCCTTTTGCAGATGCGATAGAGTTGATAAGTATTTGTCTATGTTGACCAGTAATTTTACCTTCTGGCTCTCCTTGTGAAGACCAAATCATAAATTCGGGGTTACCAAACATAAAATCTGTTTGAACATAACCATTTGCTGAATCACCCTTTATGGGAGTTTTAAAATGTAAGGTTATTCCAGATTTTTGAATGTAATCAGTAGCTTTAGCTTCGGGAACATTCTGGCTTACCCAAGCAGCCAAAGAACTCATAATATCTTGTTTAGAATATTGTGTTTCATCGACTGCTATATCAAGATCACCAGAAGTTGCTTTTTTACCAGTTGTACCAATCGTGTTACCAGTGAGTGGGACATCAATAATGTTTTCCAACCATTGAAGAGTTGGGACAACATCTGCTTGATTAATTCTTTGGGTTAGAGGTTCTTTTGTTTTAGGATCTTTAAAAACATGACCACCTTCTAAAATTAACATTGTTATTCGTCCTTTACTATGTCTTTGTCTTTTGTTTCTTCTAACAACTTAACTTGTTCTTCTAAAACTTCAACTCTTTCTTCCAACTTATTGATATGTTTCTTTACTTCTTTTATATGGTTTTTTGCAATTTCCAATCTTCTTGCATCGGTAGTTGTATTGGGTCGCATACTATTGAGAAGTTCTGACAATGATTGGATATAAGAACGAACACTTGGAGAAGTATTTTCTTCAAGCTTGATAAAATTCCAAGTTAGATTATTAAGACTAAAATTTTTCATTTATTTTTTAGGAGGAAAAGGTTTTGGTTTAGCAATCATTTTACCGGTCACTGGATCAACTTTTGGATCACTTCCACCGGAAGCTTTAGCATAAGACTTTGCTTTTTTAAGATCTTCTGAATCTTGTGAAGAAAAAGGTTTTGGCTTAGAAGTTATTCTACCTTTTGAATCAGTTTTTACATCTGAACCACCCGAAGCTTTAGCATAAGACTTTGCTTTTTTAAGATTTGATTTCTTCTCTTCTTCGGTTTCTTCCTCATCATCTTCTTTATGTGAAGTTTCAGAAAGATTACGTCCAATAAATTTGTTTGATAAAAGACCAAAAAGCTCTTGACGTTTCCACTCATTCAATGATATACTGTCTGTATCTTCTACTTCAGCAATAGTTGATTTTTTAAACTTCAAGTATTTTTTAGCACTATCCTTTACTTCGGGGGTAGCACGTTGTTCTTTTTCTTTCTTATCTTTCTTTGACTCTTCTGCAATCTCACTTATTAACTTTGAAATTATATTTCTTAATTGATTCTCATTCATTTTATTAGTATTCCTTATAATAGTTATTGTTTTATTTGATTTGTTTTTATAATTATCTTCCCAATCACGAAAGATCATGTTACCATGTAAATAAGCTTCTTTTTCAAATTTTCTTAATTCTGGATTATTTTGTGCATATTGTGCATCCTGTAATTTTGAATGTAAGCTATCAGAAAATCTTCCGTTACAATCTTGGTTATAATGAACCAACTCATGTGCAACAGAACGTAAGATATCTTTTGGATGCCTATTCGAAATAAAAACATTTATCTCTTTGGTAGTAGGTTCATAATATCCAGTTTTACCCAATGGGTTTGAAGAATTTTCTTCGTCTTGGAGAAAATTAATTACTGGTGGTTTATTAAAGCCAAGCCTTTTTTGAGCATAAGGTAATAAAGAATTAACTAAAACGTCGTATTGTTCTTTTAATAACATAAACTAAATAGTTGTATGAATCAATAAAAATGCCTTTTTGATAATCAAAAAGGCATTTGTGATTTATAAAAAATAAATATTATTTGGGTGCGTTCTTGTCAAGCCACTTATTACCTGTTTTTGATTTTGCAAATTTATGGAATTTGCTAAGAGGCCCAGATTTTGGTTCAAGTGTATTACCCCCATATCCAGATAATGGTGGTAGATCTTTACCAAACAATTTTCCATGAATAGATCCAAAATAATCTTCTGAGTTCAGTGAACCAACAACATTTCCATCTTTATCAACAATATCATATGTTGTAGATGTAACATATGGTTCGTATGGGTTGTCAGGATCACTAACTCCACTTGTAGAACCAGTTTTTTTGACTTGCATACCTTTTACTACTGGAGGCAAAGATGCTTCAAGAATATTAGTTAGTTCTTGCTTGATTAAATTGCGTAAATGAGATTCAGTTAGTTTCATTTAAATACTCCTAAAAATGTATTATAACATAAATAGTTATACTTCGTGAATATGTTCACGGCTTACCAAAGAAATACATACAGCTAATACTTCTTTTTCAGTAGTCAGACCCATAGGAATTACTTTGATTATAGCAACTCTTCTATCCCCTCTGAATACTATTTCTAATTTTGATGCAATCCCAAAACGTTTTTTCATTTGAGGAAAAATAACAGGAGTATTGACATCGGATAACTCTGACCAACTAACAATATCTCCAACTTTTATTTTATTTAATGTTTTTTCTCCAAATACATAATCATTTTCCATCTTACCTAATTTATGCCTATTGATATCAAATCACTTTCTGGAACAAGAA